TCCAGGTCGTCGAAGTCACGTTTGCGGCCGTGTCATACGCGATCGTCTGCGTGCCAATCGTGTCGTATGCGCCGCCCGAGTTGGACGAGTACGCGAAAACTGCGACGGTCAGGTTATCGGTCGCGCCGCCCGTCGTGCCCCAGGTGCAGGTTGCACGCAGCCGCTCAGTGCCCTTGCTCCACAGCATCACGCTGGGCTTTTCCGCCGTGCCGCCGCTCCATGAGTAGTTCCAGCCGGGTGCCGCGCCGAGCGCCGCGATGTCGCGGATGGCGGCGAGATTGGTCCGCACGCTCGTTGCAAACTGCGTGATGTTCTGCGTTGCGGGGTCCGGCTTGGCCGGATCGAATTGGGTGTAGGCCATGGGTTAGACGCCCTCGAAAGTCCATCGAAAGCCGCCGGCGACTTGCGCCCCGGTAGCCGGATTGAATAGATACACGTCGAACGACGACGGGTCGCCGGTCACGATGGCATCCACCGTGGCGGTGCGCGAGGCGGTGCCCAGCGGCGTGATCGTGATGCTCTTGACGGCCGCGTAGTCGTTGGCCAGCGTGATCGTCTTGCCACCTGACGACAGGCTCGTGCTCTCGCCGTCTTCTTTCCGTGGCACGGCGTCGATTCGCACTTCCGCGCCCGGCGTCTCGACATAGACCACTTCCCCCGATGCCGCCGTGATCCGCACGCGCGCAAACCGGCCGGTCGTCTTGGCCACCATGGGGTAGGCCGTCCAGGCGGTGCCATCGGGGCCGATGTCGAGGTACTCATCGTGCGTGCCCACGATGTCGGTGGTGACCACTTCCGCGCGCCAGTTGCCCGAGAGCGACAGGCCAAAATCCTCGGCTTCGCTCGTCCAAACACTTGCTGTCGTGTTGTACGCGGCCATCGGCTGCGAATACGTCGAGAGCGCGGCTGTAAATTTGCTGGCGACCGTGCCACCGTCCTCGGTCACCCATCGGCGCTTTGTGTCCAGCCGGCCCAGGGCGTACTCAGCCAGGCCCGAGACCGTGGGCGTGTCGAATGCGTAGGTATCGACGAGAAAGGCACTCGAGTCGAGCGTCACAGTGATCGTGCGCCGCGCCTCGGTCGGCGAGTAGTGCCCCACCGAGTCGAGCGCCTTGACCATGAAATCCCACGTCCCGGCCGGGACGTCACTCGTGACCAGCCGCAGCGAATCTACGCGGTCGATCAGCGTGGCATCGTCCCAGGCGTCCGACGTGAGGCCGTAGCGCACCTCATAGCGCCAGATGTCAATATCGACGGCCGGCTCCCAGCTCAAGCGGACCTCGCCGCCGACCTCAAGGCCGGTGATCGAGGGTACGTTGCCGGGCGGAAGCTGCTTGCCGAGCGCCGTGATGTTGCTCGATGCCGCGTCCGACGATGCCGCGGTGCGGGACACGGTGATGACGTCGAGCTGGTAGCCCTGCCCCTCCTGCACTGCCGACGAGGCCCAGGTGAGCGCAGTGCCCGGCGCGGTGCCGGTCTGCACGACCTCGCCGCCCTGAATCACGTTGATCCGGTAGTGATCGACCCAAGGAAAGTCCGGCGCGGCCCAGGTCGCGCGGATGCGGCTCGACCACGTGCCGTCTTGCTGCTGATAGACCTCTTCGGCCAGCGTGAGCGACGTGACCGGCAGCGGCTCGCCAGGGTCGGGCAGGGACGTGTCCGGGTTGGTCGGCTCGGTCGTCACCGCGTCCGAGTACGCGGCCGGGTCGTATTCCGTCAGGCTCAGGCGGTAGCGGCCGGCCTCGCCTGTGATGCCGGTGACGCGCATCTGCTTCGCGGTCAGCCCGATGGGATGCGTGACCGCCACCACGTCGCCGACCTCGAGCGCGAGCGCCTCGTCGAACACGTCCAGGTCGAAGGACAGGTCGGACAACGTGAGCTTGTTGAGTCGCTCGATCGCCTCCCGCGTGGCCTGCGCCGCCCGATGAATGCCCGGCAGCGTGATTTCCGACTCCCGACGCGGCGTGGTGCCGGCGAGCACGCCGGGCGCGTAGGCGGTGACGTACCCATCTTTCCAGGGCGTGACCGTCGTGTCGGTGTAGCGGACCATCATCACCGTGGGGGCGTCCGTGACCGGGCGTTTGCGCAGCGCCCCGATCGCGAGGATGTCGCCGGATGCGTGGTCGAAGGTCCGCACGACCGACGCGGGGCGATCCGGGATCAGCTTGAGCCCGTCGTCACCCGGCACGATCCAGCAGCCGGCGTAGGCGCGCAGCACGTCGGCGTGCTGATACACGTCGCGCACGTCGGCCAGGGTGACACCGATCAGCCGCCGCGCTTCGCCGCCGACTACATCGTCACAGGCATCCGCAGCGGCCTCTACGCTGGCCCAATCCACCAGCCGGCCGGCGCCGTAGATCGGGGACGCCAAGAAGTCGGCCAGCGCCAAGGCCGGGTTTGTCGAGTACGCCGTCGTCGTGCTGCGCGGGTCGTAGAGCTTGCGCCCGCGAATCACCGCCGCGATCTGCGGGAACTGCTCGACCGATGTCGGCACGCGGAAAACGCTGTAGGCAATCCCCGGCAGCGCGTCGGCGTAGGTCTCGCCGCGCGCTGCGAACGCGGCCACGAGCCACGGGTCGGCGGTCTGCCCAGCAGTGCCCAGGTAGTGCGTGACTGAGACACCAGTCGGCACGTCCTTGTCGTCAAACGTGACCGACTCGATGCCGTCGATCTCGCCCTCTCCCCAGATGCACTGGATGACCCAATGCGAGCCGTGGAGCAGCACGTTAGCGATCTGCGCGCCCAGTCGATCGCGGCCATACGTGATGCGGATCGGGGCGTTCTCGGCCGCGAGCGTCATCTGACGCTCTTCGGGCGACCGGGCAACGTCGTTGATGTCACGGCGCGGGGTGGCGTTCGTGGCGGGCTTCGTCCAGGTCGCGGACGGCAGCCACTTCAATCCGGTCGCCGTGCTTTCGACGGCGCCTTCTTGCCCGTACTGCTCGCCGAGGATGGCATAGACCGACGACATTACGCCTCCACCATGCGGGACGTGACGCGCCACAGCGTGCCGCCCTCGGGCCGCACGTCGGGCGGGCCGGCAAACAGCATCGCGCGGGTCACGCCGTCGCCGGCCCACGTCACGTCCACCGGCAGCAGCCGGTTGGTGTCATAGAAAGACAACAGCGTTGCAACGTCGCTACGCTCAACGACGTGCGCGATCTGCAACTCGAGCTTGCGCCCGGCGAACAGCGCCCGCCCGCGTGCTGTGCCGTTGCTCGCGCGTTCAATCTTGACATCATCCTCCCACGACTCGCGGGATTGGGTCGTCTGCCCGAGATTGGGATATGCGGCCATCAGACGCGCTCCAGTGTGTATGTGGTGGCGCCGATCTTGATCTGGGTGCCGGCCGGAATCAGCCGCGTGAAGCCCGACGACGCCCCGATGAAGCGCCGCGGGGCGAACAGCGTGCGCGAGCCCTGCGCCACAAGCGCCATCGTTACCGCTGCCGGCGTGACTTCCGCCGATGCTATCACGCCATCGAACGCTAACGCCAGATCATCGTCAGCAAGGGCCGCGGCATCGCCTGCCCAGATCCGCACGGCGCGGTCTGCGATGCCCTGCCCGAGCACGAGCGCACCAAAAGCAAGGTCGGCGTTGCCGATTTCGATCCGCGCCGACTGATTGCCGCTGCCATCAGCCGACAGGCCCGTGACGACGACGCGCTGGCCGCCCGACCAGACTTGCCCGGACCACGTAACGTCCCCCGCGGTCGAGAGCCGAGACACGGGCGAAAAGGCGATTTCCACCAGCGCGATCGGGCGCGTAATGGTCGAAGCGAGGGCCGCATCGGCGGCAGGAGTCAATGTCCGCATCAGTAGCCCACCTCCGCGGGGCGCAGGGCATACAGCGCGCCCGTGAGCCCAGCCAGTGCCGATGAATTATCGCTGCTGGTGATCCGGTTTGCTGCCCTTACGATAGCGTCGGCCGCCGACGTGATCGCATTCGCCGCTTTCTTCTGCGCGTCCGCTGCCTCGCTCTGCTTCTGCGCGGCCTGCTGCTGCGCCTGCGCCGCCTCGATCTGCGGCGCGTAGTCGATTGGCGTGACGGACAGCCGCTGCTGCGCAAGCGCTTCGGCTTCGTAGAGCCGGTCGATGAATTGCGTTGCGAGCCGCTTTTGCTCTGCTTCATCCAGCAGGTTGAACGCCTGCGTCGTCTTGCTGTTGATCTGCTCGAACAGCGACTGGATCTGAGCCGGGTCGTACGCCGTGTTGAGCTGCTCGAGCAGGCTTTCGATTTCGGAGTCGAGGAATTCGTACTTGCCGGCGTTGTCGAGCACCGCAAGCTGTATGTCGCGCACGGATTCGGCGGTCGTCTTGCTGATCGAGGCGAACACCTCATCGACCACGTTCGAGAGCTGATAAAAAGCCGGCGCGAGCGCGTAGAGTTCCGCGCCAAGATCGCCCGAGCCCTGGATCAGCTTGTTGAATGCCGCTGTCGTCTTCGGCATCTCAACGCCGAGCGCAGCGAACTCGTCATAGAGGCTGCGCGTGGCCTTTTGCCAGAGTGTCGTTTTGTCCGTCGCCTGCTCCGAGAAAGCGGACAGCTCATTGATCACGGCAGACAGCTGCTCGATGCTCACGTTTTTGTCAAGCGATTCGAGGATGTCATCAATCCACGCCGGGAGATCGGCGGCAACAAGGGCGTCCCGCAGCGCCGGCCCAACATCGCCGATGAACTGCTCGAAGCCTTTTTGCGCATTTTTGTTGAACTTACGGACGAAATCCGTAAGTTCAACGCCGTTAGTGACATCGAGAATCGAAAACCGACCACGGCTCTTGTCGTCGCCGTCCGCGGAGAATCCAAGTCCAACGCGATACGTTCCACCGGAACCGAGCGCCATAGCCTTGTTGAACAGCGCGCCTGCGGCTTGCGCATAGGGCGTGAGTGCGTCCGCAGTTCCTTGATCCCGACGCTTGTAGAAGTCGGACTCACGGAACTGGTTTGCGTTCAAGCCACGTGGGTCGGATTCTGTAGAGTAGAGTGACAGGACCTCAGCGTCCGTCCTCGGAGACACTGTGGTGCTGCCATCCGATATCACCACCGCGCCGCCATGCGGGGTCGAACCCTTGAAAGCGCCGAGCGCCTGTAGAGCGAACGTACCAGCAGCAATGTATGGCATGGCTGCACTGAATAACGATCCGGCACTTGCTAACGCACTGTTTGTCACGCCTGACACCAGTCCCGCTTCTGCCAGTCCCGCCATCGCAGCCGCCGACGTGTAGCTTGTCATGCCCATGCCGGCAGCAAAACTAGAGAGCCCGGTCATGCCAGTTGCACCGCCAAGCCACGACAGCCCCTTGGACGCCATGCTCATCATGTCCATGCCGGGGATGCCTGGCATGCCAAAGCCGCCCGATGACCCGCTGCCGCTCGCCCCCGACCCCGACCCACTCCCGAACACCGAGACGAGGTTCAACTTGAACTGCTGGCTCAAGGCCTGGGCCAGCGCAACGTAGATCTCCCGCTTCAGGAAGTTGGCGAACGCCTTGGCCGGCGACTCGCCCTGATCGAACCCATAGACGATGCCGTTGGCGATGTAGTCGCCCAGACTGTCGCCCCAGCCTTCGAGGACGGGGTCGATGCGCTCGCTGGCCTCCTGCAGCTTGCCTTCAAGATTTCCGAGCCTGATCTCGAGCTCGGCCTTGAGCTTGAGGTCGTCCCGCTGCGCAGCCTCCTGGATCTTGCGTTTGATCTCGTTGATGCTTTCCTGCAGGCCGCGGACGGCCTGTGCCTTGGCAGCCTCGAACGCAGCAGCATTGCCAGACAGAATACCAAACAGCCCCTCTTTGCTGGACTTGTCCGCCATGCGATCCAGCGTCTGAGAGAAGGACTCGAGCGTCTTTTCAGCAATGCCGATGGACTCTTCAATGTCCGCGGCCCAGGCGCCAAGGATTGCACTCTTTCCGAACGAAACCAGCTGATCCTTCAGCACCTTAAGCGCGGCAGCCAGGCGTGCCACTTCTTCGTCGGATTGGCCTGTCTCAACAGCAACTTTGAGCTTGGTCTCAAGGTTAGCGATGTCGCTCTGCAGCAGCGTAACGGTCTCGCCATACTTGTTGGCGTACTCCCGCAACCAGGACTCAGCCGCCCCCAATACCTTTCGACCTGTGGCGATCTCAAGTTCCTCGAGGCTCTTGCTGCGGCCCTCAAGGATCTCGTGGTACTCTTCAACGAGCCTTCTAGTCTCCTTATTAGCCTCACCAAGCAGTTTGTTCTCGTCTGTCTGCAGCTTTTGACGGTCGTTCGCGCTCAGGCCAGAGGTGTTCTTAGCCTTATAGATGGCGGCAAACATCTGGTCGTACGCTTCCGCCGCCGCACGCATGCTCCGCTCGTAGGCTTCCAGAGGCCCAATGGCAAGGTCCTTGGTGCTGTCCTGGATGCTGCCCAGCATCTCGGAGTAGCTGTTCTTGAAGTCCTGGATCGCGGTGCGGGCTTCCTCGAGTTGAGCGCGGATGGGGTCCCGGTCGGGGCGGGGTCCACGCTTCCCAGGCTGGAGCGCGTGCTCACGTTCGCTAAGTGCAATATTATCCGTGAGCCTGCTCATGTTGATAGCGGTAGCTACCATCTGCGCCTGCATTTGTTCCAACACAGACAGCGGGGCACCAGCGGATTCCGCCATTGCGTAGGAGAACTCAAGTGCCGCGTAGGCCTGCTCGAGCGATGCGAGCTGCGTCTTTTTCTGTTCCTGTCGATACAGGAACAGGCCCTCCTCGCCCAACTCCAGGGCGCGGATCGACTTCATCAACTCCTCATTGGCGGACTCTAGCTGGGACAAGTCTTTTACGCCAAACTCCAACCCCTCCGCCGCTGCCTTCAGAGATTGGTTGGACAATACGAGGTTTAGCCTACCAAGCTCCTCCCCAGCGATCATGGCGCGCTCTGAGATCCCCGACAACCACGCAGTCATGAACGCTGCGTACTGTTTCCCGGCCTCAGTACTTTGATCCAGGCTCGCTACGGTGTCTGCATAGGCGCGCAGCGTCTCACTGGCGTCCTCAATACTCCGAACGAGTTTGTTGCGGTACTCAGTCTCAAAGTCCCCGCCCGCTTGACGTGCAGCGTTCCTCATGCTGGTGAGGAATGTGTCGGTCTCATTGAGAATCTTGTCAAACGAGTTCTGGAGGCTGACGCTGTCCATTGCCGAAGTCATATCGGCAGCAATACTGTCTACAGTGGCCTTGATCTCAGCACGGGTCTCGGCCAGCTTCTCCTCGGGGAACAGAGAATCAAACCAATCTCGATTGCCAGCCTGCTTGCGCTCCACTTGGGCAGCGTATTCAGCCTCCGCCTTTCTAAGCTCGTCGAGCTTTGCCTGCCTCCCGGCCAAGGATTCCTCATACTTCTTGCTCTTCTCATACCACTGGTCGAGATATACAAGTGTGGCCACTAGCGCTGTGCCCACAGCAATAGCGGGGTTAGCCAGCAGCGCGGTATTGAGAAGCTTGACGCCGGCAGAGGCCGCGGCTGCGGCCCCTCCGAGTCCCGCGATAGTGGCGGAAACTGCGGCGTAGCCCTTGATGGCCAGGAACGCGCCCCCGAGGGCCGCGGCGTATTTGGCCACGGTGGCGAGCACGTCCCCCAGCCCGTCAAGGTACTTGGTAAGCTCCACCGCTTTTAATGCGAACTCAGCAGCGCCCTTGGCGAGTGAGGCGAACCCTGTAACAAGGGTTGTTACCGCTCCCCTGAACTCATCTGAGCGGAAGAGGGCCTGCAGGGACTGTGCGGCCCCCCGCAGCGCAGGCTCTGCAGGCAGGTACGCCTCATTGACCGCTGCGTTATACGCAGACTGAGCCATGATGAACTGATACTTGGTGTCACCCGTCAAGCCTTCGGCCATCCGGGCTAGTGAGCCCTGTGCATTAGCCTGCAGCTTTACAGTGCGGTCATACAGTGAATTTGTTTGCTCGAGTGCCCCGTTAACTTCCTTGAGCCCGTTTTTGTACTCAATAAGCTCCTGACGCAGCACACGTCGAGATCTCTGGTTAGTGATCGCACGAATAGCATTTTGCTGCTCAATAAACCCGAGCTTTGAGAGGGACTCCACCAGATCATCAATATACCTGGCAGCGCCAAAATCTCCCTCACCATACAGGTCTGCGTTGTATCGCTCGATGTTTAGGTTGTCGAGCTGCTTCTCCGCACGCTGGCTGATGGGCGCACCGAGAAGATCGTCCATGAAGTTTCTGACGTACGTACCAGCTTTCTGGCCACGAATACCAGTCTTTGCCAAACTTTGCAGAAGGGCGGAGGCTTCTTCAATCGTGACGTTGAAAGTCCCAGCTACGCCTGTGATGTTTTCGAAGGATCTGGCGATGTCCTTGAAGCTGGCGTTAACCGTGTTGGCCGTAAACGCCATGATGTCCGACGCCTTGGCATAGTTCTCGGCCATCGTAATGCTGCTCTCAGACGCCATCCCGAAGTTGTAGAGGGTGTCAAGGACCATCGTCGTGGCCTGTCCGAGATCTACTTGGGCAAGGACTGCTACGTTGCTGGCCGTGGTGAGAAGCTCTAGGCCTTTCTGAGCGTTGACGCCGGCCAAACTAAGCTTCTGTAGGGCCTGTGCGTTCTGCTCAACAGTGAAGACGGACTCTCTGGAGATGTCGATGAGACTCTTTCGGATGTCATCACGCAATGTGGCCAGGTTCGTGTAGGCGTCCGACTGACCCTTGCCGAGCATGTTCTCGGTCTGAAGGATGGCAGCGAACTGCGTCGCAAAGCCTACGTCGAGGCCTACGCTGATGGAGTCTTTGACCAGCTTCGTGGCTGCCGCCACACTCATCAGCACAGGCAGCATGCGCGCGTATGTGAGCCAGAGGCCCCCCAGCACACCTGACACACCTCGAGCCGCGGAATGGAGGGCGTCATGGGCCAAAGCTGCGGCATGGGTGTGCCCCGCCGCGGTCTTTGAAGCGGCACCAACGTCCGTGATCTTGCGCCTGTACTGCTCAAGGGTGGGGATCAGCGTAGCGTAGGCCCTGGTACTGGCCGGCAGCAGGTTCAAACCCTCAGGCCCGAACCGATCCACTACGGCTTTGACACCCGCGATGGTTCTACCTAGCGTGTTGTACTGGTCCGATGTCAGCTTGACGCTGTTGAACAGCTGAGATGCCTCGTCGCGCTGACGTTTGAACGTCAGACGCTTGTCCATCTCCTGTGCAACAGACATCGTGCGCCCGAGCGCCTGCGTAGTCTTGTCCTGCTCCGCCTGCCAGGCCCGGAGATACGCTACCCCTTGCTGGATCTTCGTGTTCCGGGCCTCAATAGCGCGTTGACCTGCGGACTCATCCACACGGATAGACCGTGTTAGGCCCTCATTGTACTTGCGTAGCGCTTCAACCCCTGCTTCACGTGCGCGGGTCGTGGCAGTGATAACGGACTGGATTCTGGCCTCATCAGCCAGCACAGACTTGTTGGAAGCTGCACGATAGCTGGCCAGTTGCTGGGTACTTGCTACGGCAGCCGCATTACCCGCCTTGAGAACACGGAACATCTGCTCTTCTTGAGCAGCGATGACCTTTTGTGCAGCCGCCTTCTCGGCGAGGGCCCTGACCTCGGCCAAGGTCGTGGTCGTGCGCTGGGAGGCTGAGATCCGGCCCGCACCCTGCGCTGCCGAATAACGCAGCGTGGCTTGGGTAGCTTTTTGAGTTGCCTCCGCTACCTCCAGCTTTGCCCTGGCCTCTTCCTTGGCTGCTTTAATGCTCAGCCGGATTGACTCAAGGGCTGCTTTTTGGTTGGCTACCTCTTGTTTGAGGTTAGACGCCCTCGAGGAGTCCGACTGGCCCAGCTTCTCCAGCTTCTTCAGCTCATACTGCAGAGACCTGATAGTGGACTTAACCTTGTTCGCATCAGCCTCTAGCTGGGCAGTCCCCATGCCGACAGAGATGATGTTTACTGTGCCGCCCGCGTTCTCGTCAGCCATGACCTGTTCCCTTGACTATCTAATCGGCTACTTTCTTTGTTGGGCCATGAGGCTGAGCGCCTCGTACTCCATGAGCCTAAGTTGGCTGAAGAGTTGTTTACGGGTCATGTCCTCATCGAACTCAATATCGAGAAGGTCAAGTGTCGCGGGCAGTGCCGCATAGTCCAGGCCCGTGGCTCCAGCCAGCCCTACCCGCCACTGTGTACGCATGGCGTCGAAGACCAGAAAAGCGTTGACGTTCTCCGGCCATATATCAGTTGAGCTGGTGTCCTCCACGTCTTCCCTTGAGATTCCGAGAAGGTCCAGCTCTTCTTGCGTAGGGCCCGGAGCGTACATCCGGGCCACTACGTCTCTCAGTTTTTTGTTGCTGCCTTCCCTTCTGCAACAGCAGGGAAGTAGACGTCGTAGATGGCCTTGGCCGCGGCCGGGTAATTGTCCAGCAGCGCCTCGAGGGCATCCTTGCTGAACGTCTCCTGGACGCCGTCCCAGCCGACGATGATCTCGAGCAAGCCGTCCAGGTCGGTGCGGGTCGAGCCTTCTTCCGTCAGCGACTTCACGAACTCAGTGAGGGCTTTGCGACCCTTGTGCTTGAAGATGATGCCGATCTTGCCGCCACCTGTGGGCGAGGGGACCGTGACGTCGAGCTTGAAAGTGGGGGTGGGATTGATGGTGAACATGGTATTTCCGCCTTTGAAGATCCCCGCCTTAGGGTACCTGCTGGCCTACGTGCAAGGCGGGGAAGCACGTGTGAAAACGTTAGCTTAGGCCAGCAGGTTCTTCTGGCAACTTAGTTGCCGTATTAGCTCGCGTAACGAACCGGGTCAGCCGCGTACGACAAGCTGATCTGGGTCATCAGGGCCTCGTTCTGGGCCATCGTCGGCACGCGCATCAGCGTCCAGTAGGCGTTCGCCACGGTCTTCGAACCGTTCGGGAAGGCCAGGAGCATACCGTAGGGTACGCGGGCGTCATCGGCCTTCATCACGTCGGCGTACCAGGCCAGGGACGGGTCATCAAACACGTCCACGGTCATTTCCACGGCGCCGCGCACGGTCGGAACCTGACGTGTAACTTGGTCGACCAGGCTTGTGACGTCGGTGTACTGTTGCTGACCGCCGCTTGCGTTGATCGAGCGCACCTGAGTGATTTGCGTCCAGGTCGAGACCTTGCGAACCGAGCCATTGCCCGCGCCGTCCGGGCCGTCCGGGTACCTGGCCGTGTCCCTGGTGTCGATGCCTTCCAGAACAATGGAAGTGGCCGAGGTACCGGCGCCGGCACGAACCAGACGCTTGTCAAGCAGGCCCCAGCCCGAATTGACTTCGACGTAGTCACCCGCCACGATAGTCGAGCCCACAACGGTCAGGACGCAGGGCGAGGCATTGGTGGCAGCCGAAAAGTTGAGCGACGCCGCATAAGTCTTGGCGATCGACAGGGTCGAGCCCGTGGTAAGGGTAATTGCCATGTCATTCTCCTAATTAGGTTGGACGGCCGGGGCAAGTCCGACCTTCCGCAGAAAATACACTATAAGGAGAATTTATGCAAGGATCAGTACGGCTTATCAGGCCCAAGCCAGGGTGTCGGAGTAGAACGGAATGTCGATGCCGCGGCTGGTCCACCCGTTGCGGGTTTCCGGCCGGCGCTCGATCGTGGCCTCGAACCGCACCTTAGTAGTGGGCACGAACCTGACAACCGTGTCGACGGTATCGAGCACGGCCAACGCTGGCCCCTGGGGCTGACCCTCGCGCTGGAAAACGAAGATCGATACGACGCCATGCCGGCGCATCTCGCGCCCCGGGTCGACGGTCATCTCTTCTGTGTCGAGGAAGGCTGTGTTCACGCGAACGAACCTGTCCCCGACCTTGTCCAGATCGACGTCAACGGTGTCGTCCCAGAAGAAGGGGAGCCCAGGGAAGTTGCCAGCAAGGTTGGCCTGGAGTACCGACGCGATCTCAGCTCGAGCCTCTACACGTGTTGTCACTTCACACCTCTGATCTTCATCGCCTTCACTTCTCGGATGTACCGCTGCATCTGGGAAACTGTACGGGCCACAACTGCGCCTCTACTGGGGTTCACGTCCCGGAACTTCATAAGGTTGGCCTCAATGTCCCAGGTGTAGTCCTCCCCTTCCTCCTTGTTCAGGCCCCGAGTAGAGAGAAATACGGCCTGGCCAGAGCGCAAGGCAGAGAGCTTGTTACCGCGGGCATTGATGGCCTCATTCACGGCGTGAGGGTCCCCCTCCCTCAGGCCCCAGTCCTTACCGTGCCAATCATTGTTTCCTGGCTTAGGGGTCCCGATAGAGAGCCGCCAGTTCGAGGCGTAGGTACCAGAGTATTGGGGTGACGTCCTGGCTGCATATTCCAGAGCCCTGTACATGACCAACTTAACACGAGAAAGTGTAAGCTCCTTACTCTTCTCTAACGCCGCAGCAAGTGCGTAGTCGAACTTCTTGTTCTGGGAGAAGTACGCTCTCATGGGTCCCGCCTGATGTGCAAGGTTCGGTACCCGGCCCTGTCCAGGTGCGACAGGACCCTGAAGTCTTCGCCAGAGATGCTGACCGTGTCCCCGGCTTTAGCTTGGACCGAGGGCAGCACGAAGAGCTGAGCGTCGCCCCGCTCATACTTCGTGGAGCCTTGTGTCAGGTACTCAAAGTATTCCTGCCACCGCACAATAATTGCTCGCACGGATGAGGTTGTGGCCGTGTAGCTGTCAGTGACCGGGTCATAAGTCCTACCGGTCGACACGCTGACCTGCACGACCGGGTCGTCAAGTTCGTTGGCCAGTGCATCCACGATCCCCGCAGGGGTCAGATAGCTGTTCTTGACTAGGTAGTTGCCGGAGGTTGCGTGGACTACGTAGTCTTCTTCGACCGTCTCTTTGCCGAAGTAGATGTGATACTGTGGGTGATACCTACTGGAGTCTCGCTCGTCGGTCCCGTACTTGTTGAAGTCGATCGACGCGAACGCCTGAACTCCAGCAACATCTTCCAGGACCTGCGCGATTGTTCGGATTTCCACAACATGGTCGGCGCCCTGGAGTACATACCTACTGCGAATGGCTTCACCAGACCAATGATCAAGGCTTGAATCGCTAACGATGTATGCTTGGTCGTCGATCTTGATAACTCTACGCGCAGGTATAGCCACCCCAGGAGCCGTAGACATATTCCTAATCTTGATGCGCGTGCCCTCGGTCCTGTACATATCGAGGGGCTCGACCTGACACTTAAAGCTGAAGCGCGAGTTGTACGCATCTACAGCCTTGGTCTTGTCAAAGAACTTGGACACGCTCTTGAGCTTCATTCTTACGCCCCTGTGATGGGGTTATATGTCGGTGTTGCAGACACAGCGTAGGACATGAATACAGCTGGCTTCGACGTCGACATCAGCGTGCCATAGGCTGCTTCAAGTCTTGTTTTCCATGAGGCGTAGGATTTGTTCACGGCCTCGATGGTGCTCTTGTATGGGTCGTTGAACCGCTCCATGCGCGCCTTCCCGTCCTCGACGGACTTCGGCCCGAACATGGGCAACGTGCTGGTCAGCGCACGGGCCACGGCGTAGGTGGAGAAGCCCCGGCACGCCGCCATGAACCGCTCCTGTGCGGAACTCAGCACGGCAGTAGACTCGAGTGACACGTGCAGGGTGTCGAGGTCTGGGTGGATGTCGCTCAGCTCAAAGCTGAGGTGATCCTCATAGAGTTGCAGCCCGAGTACGTCGTCCTCAAGCTCCTCGTCGCTGACCCCGAGAGCGGCCCGGATATCGTCGTAGGTCGTGTAGTTAAGTAGCGACATGAGTCAGCTTCCCGGCTTCAAGTTGGTTGTCGATCCACCAGTCCTTCTCGACCTCCACGGGTACCTCGGTGATGTTGTCCAAGGTGAAGGGGTGGATCATGAGTCCGACCACGGAACGGACCTTGATCTTGGTCGGCACGGACGGGGCCTGAGTAGCCTCGGGCTTCTTGGCGGGGGTGGGTTTAATCTCGGCCATGGAGAGTCCTCCGAAGTGATGGGTTTGCCCGATTGTACCCTCGGGGGTTTGTCAGGGGAAGGCGGAAGTTGACAGATGCCAGAGCGTCTGGCAGACTGGATTCATCGTATAACTAAAACAAATGCCAATTATGAAGAAGCTAACCCAGGTAGAGTTCTTGGAGAAGGTTGCGGAACGCCTCCGCGGGCCGCTCGACCTGTCCAGATTTGAGTACTCAGGGAGCGCTGGCAAGGGTGTTGCCATTTGTCCTGTTCACGGGGAGTTCCTAATCTCTGCCAACGCCCTGATGAACGGTATTGGGTGTAAGCCCTGCTCCAGAGCGGAGAGTGGGCGAAAGCGGGCAATGACTCAGGAAGAGTTTATTCTCCGGGCTACAGAAGTTCACGGGGGAAAGTACGACTACTCCAAGGTCGTATACGTCAATTCGCAAAAGCCTGTGATCATTGTATGCCCGTCGCACGGGGAATTCACCCAAAAAGCTAACTCTCACATACAGGGGCAGGGGTGCAGAAAGTGCTTCAACGAGGCGGTAGGGAGCAAAAGCAGGCTTAGCCAGAAAGAGTTTATGGCTAGGCTTGTAGCCATGAACACTGGTTATGAGTTAGAGCAGGTGAGCTACACGTCGATGGATAGACCTATAACCCTGGTGTGTAAGGACCACGGACCTTTCACAGCTCGCGCGGGCAATGTCCTATACCGTAAGTCGGGCTGCCCGAAGTGCGCCGCGGAGTTAACCGGGCTGCGGAGCCGTAAGCCCCTGAGCTATTACGTTGAAAAATCCTGCGCTGTACACGGGGACCGATTTGAGTACCAGGGGATTGAGTACCAAGGCGCTGCAGCGTATTTACGGATACTGTGCAAGGATCACGGGGAATTCTCGCAGCTGGCGCAGGACCACATAAAGGGTATAGGGTGCTCTAAATGCGCTGTAGAAGTATATGACCATCCTTCATTCATTAACGTAGCCACGAGAGTGCACGGAAGCCGCTACGACTACAGTCGGGCAATATACAACAAGGCGTTGTCCAAGGTTATTATTTGCTGTAAAGATCATGGGCCATTTGCTCAAACCCCCTCATCTCACATCAACGGTCAAGGTTGTCCCCGGTGCGCAAACGTAGGTCCCTCCGACGCTCAGGTAGAGATCGCCAACTTCATGCGTCAGTTTACTGAGGTTATGGAAGAAGTGCCAATTGGTGAGTCCCGAAAGAGGGTGGATGTTTTCCTACCTGAGTACTCTCTAGCGATTGAGTATCACGGCCTTATCTGGCACAGCTCTAAGTTTAAGAGTGACCCGCGAAGCGATTACAAAAAGCATAAGCAGCTGGAAGCACTTGGGATTCGTACCATCCACATTTATGAGGATGAGTGGAAGCTGCGAAGAGGTGTTGTTGAGCGAACACTCATGTCAGCCGTTGGGGCGCTTCCCAGGATCTACGCAAGGAGTACAGAGCTTGTAGAGATCTCTACCTCTGAGGCTGACGAGTTCTATGAGCTAAATCACTTGCAGGGTCGTTGTCTGGCCGAGGTGGCTTATGCTCTGAAGGAAGCTGGGGAGTTAGTAGCCTGTATGTCTTTTGGGGTTGCCCGCAGCGATAGGCGCAATACGGACAAAACAGTATGGGAGCTTGAGCGATATGCGGCTACTAAGACTGTAGTGGGCGGGGCCAGTAAACTGTTGAAAGCCTTCCTAAGGTCTGGGAGAGCTAAAACAGTGGTCTCGTACAGTGACACTCGGGCGTTTTCTGGAGCTATGTATCAGGCCCTGGGGTTTGACTTGGTCAGTGAGTCTGCCCCTGACTACAAGTATGTGAACGGTAGTTACAAGACGGGCCGCGTACACAAGTCAAAGTTCCAGAGAAAGAATCTTCCTGAGATGTTGGGTGTATTCAACCCCAACCTGTCAGAAGCTGAGAACTGTAGGAACAACGGCTGGTATCAGATCTTCGACTGTGGCAAGAAGAAGTGGGTGCTGCAGACGTGAAGAAGCCCGGGACCTCGGTCCCGGGCTTTATTATGCTTTACGCATACGTGAGGACTTCAAACGCCTCAGTGTAGATGCGGCGGCAGATGCTGCCCGTGTCCCACCGCATCGCACTGCCGCGGCGGAGCACGAAGTCTTCGGTGGCCTGATACGACGCGTTGGTGGAGGTGATCCGCTGAATCGCGTACTCGCTGTCGATGCCCATGATGGTCTTCGCCGGCCAGCTGGGATCGTCGGTGATGAACACCTGCACGTCGCCCCAGGTCGGGTTGAGCACCGAAGCGTTCGCGTTGATCTGCGAGCCCGAGGTGTCAAGGTTCGAGGCGACCGGGCGACCTGTGCGGGCCTCGATGGCCATCGCGCCCAGGATGTCGGTGACGACGTGGGTGATGCGGCGGCGTGCGGTGCCCGAGTAAAGCCACAGCATCCAAGCCGTCTGCGTCAGGCCGGTAGTGGCGGCGGCGTCCAGCGAGACCGCGGTCTTGACCTTGCCCAGCGAGGCCAGCGAGGCCTGACCCATGTCGATGTCACCGTTGAGCATCATGCGCAGATCTTCCTGGGCACGCTCGTTGCGCTCGACCGCGATCTGACGCGCAATCGACAGCGCGACGAAATCCAGGTTGAGGTAGCGGGTGGCCTGCTCCGACCACTCCACGCCCAGAGCGTAGGTCGGGATACGGACCTGCTTCTCGCTGGTGGTCAGGGTCAGCATGCGAGCAGGGCGGGCCAGCTGCGAAGTGACCTGCGAACGGCCTTGCTCGGGCTTCGAGTAGTTGGCCTCGGGCCACAGCAGCCACTCGTCAGCGATGGTCTCGTCCAGGGCGATCATCGAGTCGAACGCCGTGGCGTGCATGTTGAGGTCGCCAACCAGCTTGTCCTCAATGAGGGCGCCGATGGCGGGCATCAGCAGCACACGGGCCTGCTGGCTCGGGTTGCGGACCACGGCACCGGTCGCTTCCATCTGCGGCTTGCCCTCAAGTACCGCACCAAGGGACGGGGCACGGATGCCCGCCCGCTTGTTGGATTGCATCACCAGGCCTTCCGAAGCGCACAGCTGGGTGAAGGCGTCGCCGTAAGCATTGGTGTCGGTGGGGTAGATGGTGTTGACCCACTCGCGCACCGACATGCTGTTGTCAGCCGCCTCGCGCACCAGGCTGAGGCTCACCTCAACCTGCTGGATCTGACCTTGATCGTCGTAAAATGCAGCCATTTTCTGTCTCTCCAGTTAGGCGTTGACACGTTCGATGATGCCGACCGTGCCCACGGCACCGGTACCGGCAGAACCCAGGCTGACGACACGCCACATGAAAGGGGCGACAGCTTGCGAGGTGGCCTTGCAGACATTGACCGGGGCGCTCAGGGCAGTACCCTTGGCGACCGGGGTACCTGCCACGACGTAGTCACCGATGGCGACAACGCCCGTGCCCGGGGTAGCTTGCAGGCCGTCAAACGTGACTTCCTTGCGGTCCTTGACCTGGACAGAGCCAATCGAGTAGCCATCGGCGGTGTAGCTCTCGACCGCAGCGATAACGCCTTCGATGGCATCACCAGCAGCGACGAGGTTGTAACGCGAGTCACCCACCAGCTTCACGATCTTGCCCACGTCCGCATCGGACAGGCGATCACCTACAGCTGTGCCAGCACCGAGTCGAGCGGTCTCCGGCGTGGTGACGATCAGTTCCTTGAATTGAAACTTGGCCATCATCTTTCTCCTTGATTACTTGCTATACCGGGCCGCATTGACGCGAGCCATGTGAGACGCGCCCACGGCGGGCTTCTTAACCTGTTCCTCGACATTCGTCGCGGAAACCCCACCCACCTTGAACTTCGAGGCAAACGAGGCGGACACCGAAACGTGCTCCGCGAGGATCTGTGCCGGCGACAACGCCGACATGTCGATCAGCGAGCCGCCCAAGGCCACTCGCATGTTGTTGACCGCCTTCGCGGCGATGTCCTTGAGGGGATCGACCACAGCCTCGAGCATCTCGAGCTTGTCCTTGAGCTTGCTCGCCTCGATCTTCGAAGCGACGAGGTCGTCCTGAGCCGCCTTGAGCTGCTCAGCCACGAACCTAAGCGCGCCGGCAGAAGCGTCATCTTCTGCGGCAGCGTTGTTCGCTTCCGAGCCCACGCCTGTGCCCTCATCCTCGACCGCAGGGGTCTCGACACTTGCTTCAGCCGGGGCAGCCTGCTGGTCTTCCTGGTCCGGTGTGCCGATCTCGAGAGCCTGGTCGGCCTCCAGAGTCGCACCCGCGGCCAGGGCGGCGATGTCTTGCTCGCTCAGCGCCTTGCGCACTTTCATGCCCATACCGTTCTCTCCGTTATCTTTCTCGGCACGCAGACCGGAAGTCTGCTTACCCGAAGTATAAGCGGACTTTATGGATGGATCAACAAAATTTCGCTTGACATCAGACATTACCTGGTCAAACGACTTGATACCGTCGATCAGCCCTGCGTCAGCACCGGCCTGGCCGTAGAACTCTCGACCCTGGGCCATAACGCTGTCGACAAACTCATAGCTCTTGTCCCGCATCTCGGCCACATGGCCCACGAATATCTTGTAGGCAGCATCGACACCGGCCTGAATCTGGGCCTTGCCCTCTTCAGTCAGCTTCTCGACACTGTTGGCCAAGGCCTTGTACCTGCCCGCGCGGACGACTGTGACGCCGATCCCGGCCTCCTTCAGCATTTCTGATCGCTCCATGTGAGTAGCGATCACCCCGATGGAGCCCATGCCCGCAGCCTTGCTGGCGAATACCTGGCCGGCAGAAGCCCCAAGCCAGTACGCGGCGCTGTACATGGCACCGTCCGTGAACGCCGTCACAGGCTTCACGTTGTCATGGACCAGTCGGATCAGCTTCGCAGTGTCGTCCACGCCAGAGACGGCGCCGCCGCCCGAGTCAATGTCCAGGATGATGTGCTGGACGCTGGCATCGGTCGCCGCAGAGATCATGGCATCACGGATCTCAGGGTAGCCCGTCATGCCCATCCACTCGTTCCAGTCAGCGTCGCCGTCGTTGGTCAGCGAACCCTTGATGCTGATGGTGGCTACGCCGGCATCGTCAATGGCGAGGAGCCGAGAAGTCTCCCGGTCCTTGTCGCCCATGCGCTCGCCAGCCGCCATCCGCGTCGCTCGCGCCTCCTCTGCGTCCAGCGCGGCGTGGAGGCTTGCCTCTGTCCCCGCCCAGACCTTCTCTTCTGTAACTCGAGGCATCTCATGCTCTCCTGTCAGTTTCGCGCGAGTCTACCCCGCCATAAGAAAAATTGATAGGCAGATCAGGGCCTCGGTACTGGAACCTGTCCAGCCACCGTGAGAACGCCTGCTCCGGTGTTGCACCCCACGCAGTGTCACTGTTGCAGATGCAGACCCAGCCCCCGGTTGGGTCCCGCTCAAGCTGTGGTCGAACTTCCATCAGCCCGGCCTCGTGACCAGCTGAAAACTGAAGTCGTCCTCCCTGCCGCCATTTGTCGTGACATGCAGCTTCAGGTGTCCGCCTACACCGGTGGTGCCGCCCTGCAGCCAGGTGATGACTGCGGACCTGGCATTGATCGTCCCGTAGCCCTCGATGCTCAGCGGAGCCACATTAACAGTGCAACTCTGGACGGTGGCACCAGACACCTCAGAAGTAACGGCCGAGAGTGTGTCCCCGGCCAGCCAATCGGAGAGGTCAACGATGTAGTCAAGTTTCGAGTCCGCGTCGCGGATGATCCTGACACTCGTGAGGCCTTCTACGAAGCCTTTCACAATCTTCGCCATAGTTAGTACCTAAGTTCACGTGTCACGATCTATTTAGACCCAAAAGCGCTGACGCAGTCACTGTGCAGGGCTGCGCAATCCGCGCCCCAAATGAACACTGCTGCTTCCCACTGCTCCCGGGGAAGCGCCGTAGATGGTGGCATCAGGCACGGAATCCGACACTCCAGCGGCGCTTCCGTCTGAATGGTAGCCATAGGCGTCGTAGAGCCGCTCGACGCGCATCCGATGAGGCTCGCGCCACTCACAGCCGCGATCAGTGTCATGAATGATTTCATGCGTCACCCCTGAAGCCACTTGTCGGCGTTGGCTGCGCGAGGCAAGGGCTGCATCGGCGCGCTTGCGTTCAACTTCAAGTGCTTGATTGTGTCGCTCAACAGCGGCGTTCTGAGACTCGGCGATTGCTTCGGAAACATCCGCGAGCCGCTTCTCGTAGCGCCCTGTAGCCAGCCGATCACCCAGCCAGAATGTAGTAGCGCAAGCCAGCGCAACGAGCCCAATACGAAGGTAGTTTGCATACATCACTCCGCTCCAGCGGGTTGAACGATGACCGGATCGACGATCACGGGATTGACCACCGTGGGCGGCACGATGACCGGGGCGGGTTGTGTCACGATCACAGGATCGGGTTGCGTCACAACGACCGGGGCGTTGATCTCGCTGGCGAACTGGCCGAACGTCTGGTTCGTGTTGATCCCGAGCCGCGTCGCGTTGTCGTTCGCGTTAATGCTCGCCTTGGTGTTGTAGTAGATGCTCAAGCCCTGCGTGACACCGGGCACCAGGATGCTCGCCCACTCCAGGGCTTCCGAGCGCTGCGGCTGAGCCACTGCGGCTTGCGCCTGTCGCGTGTTCGCACCCAGCGCAAGGGCCATTGTGGCGGCAACCTTGGCCGTTGCATCGCCGCTTTCCGCGATGCGCATCAACGCCTGATAGCGGACGGCTTCGGCCTCAGCGTGCGCCTTCGCCAGGCTGACATTATGCGCGTTGCTGGCGTCGACTGACTTGTAGTAGTCGCCTGCGGTCGAGCACCCGGTCAGGACCAGTGCCGCTGCGGTGATCAAAAGTTTCATCATGCCCATCCTTCGTCACGTTGTTTGTTGCGCTGCGTCATCACGACCAGTCCGACGATGATCAAAAGTGCGCCGAAGACCAGGAGCGGCTCGACGTTGAGCGTTGCCGCGAGGTCCTTGACCGGGTCGAGCGCAGCCGATGCGGCAGCGATGACCCCGCCAGCAATGGAGATCGCGCCCGATTGCGCGATGGGCGACTGTGAGAGCCTACTTTCAGCATCCACGCGCTGCGGCATGACCCCAAACTCGCCTTCGTCGGGCGTCAGATACAGTGCCGATTCCTTGGCGCGACGCAGCGTCAGACCGCGCACGACCTGGCCGCCTGCTTTGTTCCAGAGGGCGAAGGCGCGTGCGGCCGACTGGTAGTCGCCTGCGTTGTGCTTCTTCAGCACCGTGGAGCGGGCGAACCCACTCAGTCCGATGTTGTACGCCAGCGATACCATAGCCCCCAGCTCGTTGTCCGAGGGCGGGTTCGTGCAGAGTTTGCGCACACCGTCAGAGAACTCGGTCAGCGACTCGCAGAACCGTTCATCCGCCTCTTGCTGCGTCCAGACGGTCGAAGGGGTTACACCACGCGTCTCGCCCCATCCGCAGGTCCAGACACCCACGATGTCGTGATAGGCTTTGAGCCTGCACCCCTCGTGCTTGGCGATCTCGCACACGGCCTCGTAGGCGATGGGCCAATCCAGATTTTTATCAGGTAGTGTCATTTGTTCACCTCAATAACCGCTAGTTCCGTGCGGGTTTTCCACAGCGGGTGGCAGTTGTGCAGCGCCAAAACCTGTACACGCTTTGCGTCAACAGGCACCACCATTCTCCATGGGCCCCACTCCTGAGCGCCCATCGGCCTTGTGTAGGGTTTCTCCGTATCGACAAACTCGAAGGGTGTAGAGAGGGGCAGCCCTGTGTCACGTTCTACCCGCCCAGCTGCCTCAAGGAACTCGCACTCTCTCCGCTTATATAGCCACCCAGAGATTGTGACAGTGTCCCCACTTACTTCCTTGTTAGCGACCACAAAGGGGTCGTTGATGGGGAACATCTTGTCGATGAGGGGGCCATAGTAAACAAATGATACGGCACCGAGAACAAGTAGCGCTGCCGATTGTAAGCTATCTATCCATCGCCGCATTATTACTTCTCCTTGACTCTTGAATGTATTCCGAGGACCTTGTCTCTGAATTGAACAAGGAGTCCAATAGCTCTCGTGCCCTCGTGTGCGGTGACGGCGATCACGATGGCAGCCTGCCAATCCTTGATCCCTGCAGCTTGACACGCAAAAAACGCGATCAACCCTGCGAAAGAGCAGACAACCAGATCAAGAAGCATGCTGGTCCACGACCACCGCTCCCCGGTCCTAACTCTGTTTGCGTACTGCACGAAGCCGCCCCACACCGAGAGGACTATTGCATAGAGAAATGGTAGGTTCTGGGCAAGCCAGTGCTCGACTTTGTCACTCATTTAGCCCCCACGGCTAAACTGACAATCTCAGCCTTCTTGTTCTGCCCACGGCCCACAGCTGGCGTGTCACCGTTAAGGTTCTGGTTCAGAGTGGAGCCGCTGTTTGTGGGCTCCTGTGTGTCCGGGGACTGCCCACCCTTGTTGAGGTGGAACATTGTTCCAGAGAGCGGCTTGTATCCTGTCGGCGGCAGCTTGCCGGTGAGCGCCAAGGCTGCCTCTTCGTCCGTGACGAGGCCCAGGCTCAGCTTCTCCAGCGTCATCATCTGCTGTGTCTGTCGGAACGCCGCAAGGTCCGCCTCGGGGCGCAGGTCGATGTCTGCGTACCGGAACTCGACAACGACGTCCAGCCCGAAGAGGCGAAGCGCCGTGGTGAACATCCGGCTGTAGAACAGGTCAAGCTTGTCCTTCACGGCGCTGGTGGCTGACTTCATGAACAGCATGGTCTCGCTGGAGGCGATGTTGCTCGAGCCGCCCTGGAAGCCCAGGATCGTGCCCATCGTCTTGGCTCCCGTGGAGAGGCGGGAGTTGCCAATCTGCTGCAACACCTCGTACTCGGAGGCCAAGCCGGCGTTCGAGGGTCTCTCTACCTCGAAGTCGACGGTGTCGAAATGGACCAGGGCCTCGTCGGGAGCCAGGTTGTTGACCAGGTTCTGCAGCTCGTTCGTGACCTGGTTCATCGCCTCCTTGGCCTTCTCCGGGTCGAGCTGCGCGTCCTGGTCCAGGTTCTTGCGGAACATCTCCTCGTTGATCTTGGCCTTTTGGCGTGGATGGATGACCCGTTTGATGATACGGTGAATGTCCTGGGCGAACTCCTCCTTGAAGAGGACGGGCTTGATCGCACTCTCGAAGGGGCTCGAGGGATAGGCTTCGGTCAGATCCTGGTCCAGGCCGAGCATCACGAACGTCGGGATGTCGAGGTCGATCTCCTCGTTGCCCACTCGCTGAACGGGCTTGAGCCCCTTGCCATCGGGCTTGAACTGGATCGTGAATACGCTGACGGGCTGGATTGCGCTCGGCAGCCGGCTCTTGTCCAGGATGAGCTCACCGGCCATGGCGCCGTACATCATCAGCTCCTTCGCCAAGCTCTCGCTTAGCGACTTGAGAGACTGGACGTTGCTGTAACCCTCGGTGTAGTCGGGGAGCACGTCCATGCGGGTGATGATCTGCTGCAGGAGCGTGGTCGCGGGCACGTCGATCGTGCCGTCGACGGCCGACTTGGCGATAGCCGTGTACTTGCTCGGGATACCCACGCGCAGGTACGCCCACAGCGCGGCGCTGAGGTCCGGGCTCGTGTGGGCGTAGTCGTGGATGATCTTCCGGGTGTCGCTGCCGTTCCGGTAGTTGAGCAGGTCCGCGCTGGCGACGTTGCGGTCGTCGCGGCGGATCGACTGCTTCGGGTCGGGCTTCGTTGTCTTGAAGAACCCGGGGTAGGACTTGGAGCCCTTTTGGACTTTCGGGGGTGCCGGAGGCGGCAGCTGGGTCGCCGCCGCTACCTCGGGCCGATCCTGGTCAGCTGCGGAAGCGCTCGAGCGACCAAAAAGCGAACGGAGTTTCTGGAACACGGGCGCACCTTGGGCTGGAATCTGTCTCCCCGTAGGATAATCGATAAACTCCGCTTATACAAGGATCAGGGGGCCTTATCCACAGCAAGCTCAAGTTTGAGGTGCCCACAATCGTGAATCCGCCAGAGGCCGTTGGCCCTGCAGTTCTCTGCCTCGCTCAGCGCAGGGTCGAACGCCCTCAGCCGATCCGCCAGCTTGTGCTTCTGCATCGCGTGGCGGGTGAATCGCTCGCCCGCACTGTTGCACCAGAAATACCCCGGGGCCGTCCTGCCAATCAACCGAAAGCCAGCTGCCATATAGGCTCCGCCGTCTCCGAAACGAAGGTCAACATAACTGATGAGCGGCCCGGATAGGGCAGGGCGCAGCGCCTTGAGGAGTCGACTGAAGCCGCCTGCAACAGACACGCCGGTACGGGAGCACATCCTGTACAGCTCTTCGGCCCCTCTGTCGTACCTGCCGCTGCCTACGCTCACGCACTGCACTATTCCTTCACTGTCTAGGAGGGCGTAGTTCAGTCTCGCAGGCGAGCCGGCGCCGGCAATGTGGTGCTGGTCATAGAACTGCTTGGCTTCTGCCCACTTAACGGACTCAACCCTGAGCTTCCTCGCCATGACTCGGCTGCTCATGCCTAGCCTGTGCTTGATCATGGAGACCAGGATCTCGCGCTTGACTGGGTCAAGCCACTCGTCCTCGAAGACGGTCATGAGCTTGATCCCCTTAGCGGCTGCAGCTGTCTGCTTGGTCGCGTGATACGTGCCAGACCTGTAGTGCTCTCCGTGCCAGTACAGCCCGCAGTACTCGACCGCAAGGTCGTGGTCGGGGAGATAGATATCCAGCTCCTGTGGGGCGATAATGCCCCGGCTGTTTCTCACTACCGTAGTCAGATGCTCCAGCAGATCCGCGAGCGCCGTCTCACCTTTGGACGGGCCCCCGTTTGCACACTTTGGACACCCTTTTTTGTTGTAGAGGTGGGAGGCCGCAACCTGCCAAAACGGCCCGTGAGTCGGGCAGGTAACTTTCAGCTTGTGTCTTACACCTTGGTATGAGTCTCCGCAGTAGGTGTACTTCCCTACGTGCGCAAGGGTTGCACGGTGTGCGAACTCTTCTGCCGTCACACGCAGCGCCCCCGTACGCTTGGCGCTACACGCTTCCCGGGCGCACACAGGGCAGCCACTCCCTGCCAGATGGCTGTGGCAGAAGGGCTGGAAGGCCCCATGCTCTGGGCACACGGCGCGCACCCTGCCCGCTATATTCGTGTAGCCCTCCTCCTCATACGTGTATTTCCCCTCGTGCACCACCATCGCCCGCTCAACAAACTTCGAGAAGGGGGTCGACTTGCTCTGTCTGGCCTTCTCTGAACCACACGCCGGACAGCCAGAGCCCCCCAAGTGGGTCTGCGCGCCCTGCTCAAACCTGCCATGGTCAGGGCATATGACAACTACTGTTCCCGCCGTCCCTGTGTAGGTCGTCAGGTCATAGTCGTACCGCACCCCGTGGGCCTGCCTGGCGCGATCAAGGAACGCTTCAGCAGATACCCTCGCCACCGCCCTCTGGCGCCGCCCCACAGACTCCCTGCCGCAGGCGGGGCAGCCCTTCCCCCTGACGTGGTCCGCCGCCCGCTGCCAAAACTCCCCGTGGGCGGGGCAGAGAGCCCGAACCTTGTTGGCCATGCCCGTGTAGGTCGCCTCGTCGTAGGTATACACTTCCCCGTGCTCAGCGCGAGCCTTGGCCACGAACATGTCAGCGGTGACGCCACGTGTGGTGGTATAGCCCCTCATACGGGCCAAGCGGGCACACTCCGGGCACCCGTGCCCACCGGTGAGGCGCATGGGGGTCGATACGAACTCCCCGTGCTCCCAGCACCGTGCGGTAACCCGCTGCGTCGCCCCGTCAGCCACTCCCACGAAGCGTACGCGATCTCCCCAAACCGCCTCCAGGCGTTGGCACCAGACCTCGTGAGGGACCTTGATCTTGCCGCTGCCCACACGCTTACTACACTTCGGGCAAGGGTTGGGGCGTCCCTGCCGCGTGAGGTGGTTGTAGGTCACCTGGAAAAGCCCATGCTCAGGGCAGACCAGGGAGAACTTCTCCGATGACGTCTTGGGCATGGCTGTGGCGTCCCATGCCCACTCGGGGAACTTCTCGGCGAGGGTTTTGCGCTTTGCTTCGGGCGAAACGGGGGCGGGCATGATGGGGTCTCCTGCGTGTTTCCCTGAAGCATACCCCCATTTATCCACTACCACAACACGGACAGACAGTACGTCTAGTCAGGTGGGTGTGACCCGACCCGCACCACGCAGGCCTTGGGCTGGAATCTGTCTCCCCGTAGAGAAGCCATAAATTCCGCTTATACAAGGATCAGGGGGGCCTTATCCAGAAACCCTATGGACGCGGCCCCAGAGCCCACCGCGACGATCAGCTATTAACCTATCTAGGGATATGTTGTACGGCTGTACGCCTGTATATGTGGCCCCGGAGGTAGACGACGTTCCCTGAGTCACAGAGACCCCAACGAGCGTGTGCTGCTGTGTTATCCCCCCTATCGAAGCTACAGCGTTAGAGGTTGTTGTGGCCCCTCCCAGCACATATTCTTGGAGTATTGAACCAACTGTGGTTGAGGACGTCTGGGTAGCGGCAGACCCCTGGAGAGCCTGGTCAGTCGATGTCGCACCAACCGTCGAAGTGGCACTCTGGGAAGTTACAGAACCAAGGATTACGTGCCCTTGCGTTACACCGGAGATACTGCTAGAGGCCACGGAGATGGTACCAGCACCTCCAATAACGTGTGTTTGCTGCACCTGACCGGACTGAGTCTGCGCTGTCTGGTTGGTTGCAGCCCCACTAAGATTGTGGGTGAAAGTAAGGTCGATGGCCCCGGCCGTACTGCTGGCCACCTGGGTGACGTTGTTGCCAGACAACAGGTGTTCTTGGACGACGGCTGAGGCGCTCGCCTGTGCGTCCGCGGCCACGGCTGCCGCCACGAGAATGTGAGCGGTCGACACCTGGCCAGATGTCGCGGAAGCCGTCTGGGTCGCTGCTGCTCCGGCGAGCTGGTGGCTCTGTGTCGCTGCCCCCGTGGTCGAGCTCGAGGTCTGGGTCGCTGCTGCTCCGGCGAGCTGGTGGCTCTGTGTCGCTGCCCCCGTGGTCGAGCTCGAGGTCTGGGTCGCTGTTGCTCCCGTGAGGGTGACAGATGCATCCGCCGTCGTGAACCCCGGCCCCTGCGCCGGCCCCACGGTCGTTACGCCATCGTCCCACACCACCCACAGATCGTAGGGCGTGCCCGCAGTCAGGCCGGATGCGTCGGGGACGAACTGGTAGGTCGTGCCCGTGCCCGGATCGGTGTCGGCGTCGTGGTACGCGATTGTCGTCGCGGTCCAGCCGCTGTTCGTCGCGACGTTGCTGCGCGACCAAGTGGGCGTGACGCCTTGCGGGACGATTACCAGGTAGAAGGATGCCACGGCGCTACCTCGTCAGCCCGAGCGTGATCCGCGCGCCGCTGCTCGTGATGTTGGACGCGAGGATGGAGTTGATGCTGATTGCGCCGCTCGGCAGGCTGTAGATGCGCTGCGGATCGGCGCGGAAGAGCTGCCAGGGGTTGATTGATAGCTCTCGGTTAAGTTCGAGGTCATGCACCAACGATGCAGAAAGCAGGGCAACTTTACGAGTTGGCGACATCCCAGCATATCCAATATTGATGATATCTTGTTCCGGACGACCTGTGGAATACCACCCTGTTGCAGACCCAAGCGAAGTTATAAATTCTTTTCCATTAACGTGCAGAGTCAACACATTGGTGAGAAACGATACGGACGCAACGCAGTTATATACTTCGCCAGCAACGGGAGGAACATCTAACGTGGCGTAATAATACGTCCCGTTGTTTATGCGGACTTTTGTTTGCAATACCGGTCCGGTGGCGACCGCTATGGCTAGAAACGGACCCGGAGCATAAAAGCGGCCGTTTAGCAAGTTCCCCGGAGAAACTACGCTAAGAATGGAGTATTCAACAGCTTGTGACGGGTCTTCGGTGCAGCGCATCCTCCAGTTGGGAGTGCTTGTAGTCGTGTTTCTGAAAACTTCTCCATTCGGCCCTACAGAAGTTAGGTGTTCGGGGGTTATGCCAGAAGTATCCCCAACAATCGCTATCGGTGAGCCAACCTCCGCCACAACGCACCCTATGCAGTTCGCAGCCCATTTGCTACTAGCGACAAGTTCCAGAGCGCCGCTGGGGCGATTTATGTGCTTGCGCGGGATGACGATCGCGGTCACGACTTACACCGTATAGGTCGTGACAAGTGCTTCGACGGTAACGGCTTGCGCCGTATTGCCGGTGAACTCGACTTCGAGGTGTCGCACCTCGGGGCCGAATTGGAAGCTCTGCTCGGTCACGGCGCTTGCAGCCGTGCCGCCACCGAAGCGCCAGATTGTTTTCCAGTCTGCGCCCGCACTGGCAGCAGTCGGCAGCGTGTCGGCATGCGAGATCAGCACGCGCCCTTCGCACTGCGCAGTGGGGCCGGTCGCGCCGTTGGTGATCTTCATCGTGACGATGCCGCCATATACAGCGGCAAGGTCGATCGTTCCGCGTGTGGTCGCGCCTGCCGCATTGGATGCGCTGGCGATGATCGTGGTGTCGTTTTTCGTGAGTGCCATCGTTAAACCCTCAGCGAGCCGTCGTCGTTGTAGATCGCCACGCGCACGTCGTACTCACTGACGGGGTCGGCCACCGCCGCCCGCGCCACGAGCGCATCCCGCTGCGCCTGCGTCAGCAAGGCAGGGACCATGGTCTGGAGCGCACCGCGCACGAACTCGCTGTCCAGCCGCAAGCGCCCCTGATCGAGCAGCGGCTTGACATGGCGGTAGTCGGGCGAGGCGTAGATCGCATCCAGCACCGGATTTGCTGCGGCAAGGCCGAGCACTTCGATGATTGTGCCCACGCCGATCTCGGTATGTTTCCAGCGCATGCGGCCTACAGAGAGCGCAGCAGCAATCGCCACGGTATCAGGTACAAGCGCTTGCAGCGCCGGATCAGCGGCGATTGCGGCGCGGATTTCGTCAGCAGTCATTTCTCAACTCCGTAATGTCGCGCGAGCATCCCCGGCGACCAGATTTCAGGGTCCGTCAGGCCAATGGCCTCGGCGCACCACTCGCTACAAAACCAACCCGCGCTACTGAGGGGCAGGCGCAGCACTTGCTGCGTGAGCAGATCGAGCCAGCCATACGGCTCGCCCTTGGTGCGCTCGTACAGCGCGAGGACTTTCGCCGGGTCCGCGTCGATGTCGATCACTGTCCAGTGCGGCTGCGTGATGTCGATTTGCTTGCGCCGCACGCCACCATCACGGATGCTGGACGAGTAGCACCGGCCATCAATGACCAACTCACAGTGCGAGTAAGCGGAGCGCGTCCACCATGCGATCAAGTAGCCGCCGATGTCCTGCCAGCGGTGCGGACGGTAAAGTGCCAATCTCACGCCCATGCTCGTCTCCACAGCTTTTCCGCCGCCCACGCCGTTGCGCCCAGCGCGAAAATCCACGCCGACACGACGATGGCGCGCACCGTGACCGGGCGCGGATCGTCCAGCTCGCGGTCCCACCACACGCCATCGAAACCCGCCAGCGCGAGCGCTGGATGGTCGAGTGTCGCGCCGGGGGCGTAGTGCGCAACTCCCTGCGGGCTGATATGCAGTACGTGCATGCCCCAGGACGAGTGTGACGAGCCCCTGAACGCGCCGTAGCCGCCGTCTGTGACGAGGCGGTCGAGCACTGTCGAAAGGCAGTTGCGGGGGACCATGACTTAGGTCGGCTGATTCGACGTGTAGACAAGCGACGGGAAGTTGACCGGGTTGCCCGCGGTCACGACCTGGCCGCTGGTCTCTTCCGTGACCCACAGCACTTCCGAGCCTGTGTCGTTGAGGAAGGCAATGTGGTTGGTGGCTGAGCCGCCCGTGGCATTTGCTGCAGTGTCCTGCTTGCCAGCGGCCGAGGTTAGGGTGCGGTTGTTGCCCGAGCTCGCCAACGTGAAGTCGGTCGAGGTCATCGCAGCCTCAGCCAGGATCTTGCCGTTGACCACGGCATAGCTCTCGCCCACGCTGTAGCTCGAGATCAGGGCGACCTTCGTGCAGTTGTCTTTGATGTAGTTGATGCCATTGTCCAGGACATTGGCGTGCGCAAACTTGGGCATTTCGGTGTCTCCAGGGAGGGATTCCTCCCTGGAGTATAAGCGCAGTTTATGGCTACATCAAGTCAGTTTCCTTAGTTAATATTTGACATCTTTTGTGGAGTCAACTTGAAGCTCGTGGCCAATGGTAGCCTCACGGTGGACCCAGCAGCCACGCCAAGGATTCGGCTAGCCACGATTAGGTACACAAGCGCCATCGCAGAGTGGTCTTCCCCAGCCGTCTTGACCCATGTGTAGACCATTTCGCCGTTCTTGAATGCCTTGACGCGCTTGTTATCCATCATGTGATCCTGCCACACCCTGTCGTGCTCGTCTGAGACCTTCCTGATCTGGCCAAGTCTGACCATAGACATCATCAAATCCATGACAGAGTCTTTTGAGATGTTAACTTGGCGCATGTCCTCCACACCCTTATCGGGGTTCGCCTCTCGGTCTGTGACCTTAAACAGGTCGATGCCCTTGGATTGAACAAACACCGCGGCAAAGCTGTTCCTGACAACCTGTTGGATCTGGTAGACCGCCTCAGTTAGTGGGCCCCTGTCCACCACCATCATCCGAATACGGAACTGGCGCACCAGCTCCTGTACCCTAGAGACTACCCTGTGCACAGGGATTGGTTCCACTTTCACGATGATGATAGAGCTGTCTGGAAAGACTGCACCCACGGTACACCAGCAGGTGTTGCCCATGTCCAAGCCCATGACGTAGCTAAAGCCTCCCCCGGGGTACTCGCTGATGATGGCACGTTCGAGCTCCTCCAGGGCGAGAGCTGTTTCACTGTCCGCCATCGGCAGCCCAAGGCGCTGATTCACAAAGTCCTGGGGTCTCGTGAACGTGACGCTGGCCTTTACCAGGTCGGCAGGAGTCACTGTGGCGGGGTTATCAAACGGGGATACTCGGTACCCAGAGTCGAAGAAGGCGTCATCGGGGTTCTCCACCACCCAGTTCCTCTTGGAAAGACGGAGGTCAACCGCAGAACCACACTTAGGACAGGAGAGGTATGCGTCATTCCACTTGAACTTAGGGCTAGCGAAATCTCTGCGCGTAATCTCCTCCAGCTTTCCTGCGTAGCCCGGGATCTTTACGTGGGCGTAGTACTCAGGGTAAAACCACTCACCACAACATGGGCACTTAGCAAAATTGAATTTTCTCCTGGACGTGTCAAAAGCCTTGGAAATCCCGTATCCAGGAATTGTAGGCGTAGACAACTTTACTGTCATCTTGTACGGCGAGTGAATAATTCGAGACTCAAACAACGTCATGACATCTTGATCACTGTTGTCGGTCTCATCAAAGATGGTCATATCGGCCGGCGTAGATATTGCCTGTCTATCCACTTGGCAGCCTTTTAGGTATACGTAGCTGTCACCAAACCTCTTTACGGACGAGTTGTCTACGTCCAGGCTAACAAGCTCTCTTAGGTATGGCGATGAGTCAACTATGGGGCTGATCCGTGTCTTCATGAAGCTCTGTGCGGCGCTTGCTGAAGGCAGGGTATAGATAGTGCTGAACCCGTTGATGAGTACAGCCCTAGCGACTGCAAGTCGTGCGCTCATCTCCGAGATACCGATCTGCGCAGATTTGGTAATCACGATGTTTCTCGAGGGGTCACGAAGAATCTCCTCCTGATACTCGTGCCCCTCAAAAGAAAACTTCTTACCCCTGAGGTAGGTGTGTTCGGTGATGAACTCGCAAATAGAGTCTGGACTGTGGGCTGAAAGAGACGACCGCAGCCGGCTGACGTGCTGTCGGAATGTCTGGCTGTTCCTGATCTCGTTCATTCCGGCAGCTCCTCAAGCTTCTCGTATTCGTCAAGGAAAGCCTCAGCGACATCAAGGGGTAACTTCTTCATGTAGTGGATCATGAGGCTCTCCATCTTCTTGAACCTTTCAGAAGTGTGAAACTTGGTCTGCATGGTGACCAGCTGCTGCAGCGTGCTGGCGACCGCGTTGCTGACCTGGGCCAACTGGTTGGCCGGGGTCCTGTCGTCGCCCAGCACCCGTGTCTGGAGTGCCACCACGCGGTGGTATTGCAGGACCATCTCCTTCTCCAGGTCCATGTCCCGGAGCGCGGTGGAGGGCAGAAGCGCATCAATGGACGCACGAAGCTCAAGGAGCTCCTCCACGTCCCAATCTTTGATGTCTTCGAAGATGGTCGACTCGGCGGCGCTACCGAAAGCGTCCCCGGAAATGACCTGATCGTACTTTTCACGGTCCAGCATGGGCTTTCCTGAAGTAACTTTCGCGGGCGAGGATGATCTCGGCGGCCGCGGCTTGGTGATGAATGGTCAAAGAGAGCGCCAGCATCCCCATTTGCCTTAGCTCCCGCGCCACGTGCTCCATCAAAATGTGGGCCTCGCCTCCCCGCATCTTTGCGAGCTCTGTGACCGTGTGTTCCCCGGTCAGAACGGCGATGATGACCCTGCGAATCGATACTTCACGCCAATTTGCAGGGGATTTAGACCAACTTTGGGCTTTTTTGAGTAAAAGATGGCGTTCTTCAGCCCATTTTCGCCACTCCAGGCTGTATTTTGGGAGCTTATTCTCTATTTCGTAGGCCAAGGCAAGCCTAAAACTCTTGCTCCAGTGGCTTATTTCGTTGAGGTAGAGGGGCCTGAGGACGTCTTCTATGTGTCTGTGCAGTGTTCTGAGGCTGATCCTGGCGCCCTGCGCTGCGCTTCGCGCGCTTGTGCGGCCGGCGATGACGTCAAGTGTGAGCTTCCTGGCCTCCTTGGCGCCGAGCTTGTACCTGCCCTCAGGGTGTTTCGCAGCCTTGAGCTTGCCCGGGGCCGTGCCGTAGCGCTTTCGGATGTTGTGGACCGCGCCCTTGGTGATGCCCAGGATTTCGGCAGCTTCTGTGACCGTGATCACCTTGCCCTGGAGCTTGACCAAGGTTGTGTAGAGGAGGGGGAGCCGGGCGCCCCACGCGCCCTTGATGCGTTGGGCGGAGGGGTCGTCGGGGGCGATCTTCCCCTCAAGGATGAGCCTGAGGTCGTCCAAGGTCTTGGGCTTGGTCCTCACGGGCTTGTACGCCTTCTGGGCGAAGGGCAGCAGGTCCGTGATCTCGATGTCGAGCGCGTTGGCCACGTCGGTGATCCTGCGGGGCGGGATGGCGTTGAGCTCCAGCCATATCCTGACGGTCTGGACGGAGACGCCGACGTCTCGAGCGAGCGCGGCCTGGTTCTTGACGAGCTGGCGGAGCGTGTTTTCCATGCTTGCTTCTAGCCCAGGTGGGGTGAAGTTGTCAAGTTGGGCCGGTGCCCTAAGTTGATTTCTTCTTGTTGGTGGGCTTGTATAGCAATCATAGGCTGCTTCTTGAGAGGTTAACAGGTGTTAATTATTTATCCGCCGCTCATACTGTAGCGTAGCTTGGGCTGCAGTACAGAGGTGTAGATAACTGTTCAACCTGTCGAGTGTGCTAGGTGTCAAGGTTGTTTTAAGTGCTCAGACAGCGCTATACGGATAGCCTCATCAAAGCTAAGCCCCGACTCTCTGACGAGAGCTTTAAAGGCTGCCAGGTCTTCGGTACTGCACACGAAAGTGGTGTCCTTATGGGTTTGGTTAGGGTCTGCTACCAAGCGCCTGCGTCCGTCTATGTAGGCAGAAAGCGCGTCTCTAACCTCTTTGGAGATTGAAGATTTTCGGCTCTTGGCAAGGGTCGAGAGCGACTCCTTCATATTGCTGGTGATTCTCATTCGGACTGTTGTCTGCATTGCACTACCTCAAAAAATGAGCTAACATGAGCCCATATTAGCTCAGGAGCAGTAGAGATGCAAGAATTCCAGAAGGGTGCCCAGTTTGGGGAGTGGGTGGTCACGGAGACGGTCAGGGTGCGCTCCACAGAGCGAGTGCCTGTCCGGTGCTCCTGTGGGGCGCAGGGCTCTGTTATCGCTAACAGCCTGGGCCGGGGGAAGAGTCTGAAGTGCGCCTCCTGTAGTCGGGCAGAAAATGGAGCGCGGCGCTCTGAGGGAAGGAGAAAAGCGCTTGAGTACGAAATTCTTCTTCCTGTCAGGTTTCCTGCTGAGTACAAGGTTTGGTCCGGTATGGTCCGCCGCTGCCATGGTAAAAGCCCGCATAAGGACTACGGTGGGCGAGGGATCATGGTTTGCGAGGCCTGGCGTAGCAGTTTCCTTCGGTTCCTGCAGGATATGGGCTCTCGCCCTGGCCTTGAGTACTCCATTGACAGGGTCAATGTTGACGGAAACTACGAGCCTGGTAACTGTAGGTGGGCTACCAAGACTGAGCAGGCTAGAAACAGGCGTGATTCGTTGTTTGTTGAAGTCAATGGGGAAAGGCTGCACATCATGGAGGCTGTTAAAGCTACAGGCAGGTCATATTCGCAACTGAGGATGACAGCATGTAAGGAGACACTTAATAGGAGTCCTCGTAAGAATGCCCCACAAAAACCCGGATTTAAGTCAATCATGACATGGTTAAGGGAGAGGGAGGCGGACTGCATATCTAATCGAGACCGTGCTATCTCCCGTACCGGGGGCTGGTACACATACCAGGATGATCTGCTGTGGCTTGGCATTGCTAGGGAGCGCGCCGGGGACCGCTTATGTGAGATCTTTGGGCTAACTCAAAGATGCACTAGGAAAGTTTCTGGGAGTGGCCGGGACATTTGAGGGGCCTGGAAGGCGCCGCATGCTGCGTTGCAACAAAAAGATACCCCGTCTTTTCTTTATTGAAAATACTTGCACTAACCCAAAACATGAGGTATAGTCTAGTTGTAGTTGTAATTCTCGCCGGGCGGTAACGCCTGGTTTCTGCCCCAAGTGGGCACATTGTCTAAGGAGTCCGTCATGGCAAGTTTCTACGATACCGACCTGGGCCTGAGCGGGATGTCCACTCAGGAACTGGACACCATCGCGCTTGAGCGCGGTGGCGAG